TTCGTTTAAATTGTTTTTTCTAGATTCAAATAAAATTTGATTTTTTTGATTTTGAATAAAATCCTCAATTAATTTTTCCTGTTCAGGTGTATACAATATACCTGCAAATAAATCTAATTGATTTGGATCTTTAAAATTTTCTGTGTTTTTCATAACCTTTATTTTTTGTTTTTATTAATTAATTATCTTACCTGGTAAATATACGAACCCTATATCGGGGAGCCTAATCTTTTTGTAGAGAAATTTAATTATTTTTTGGAAGCATACTTAATGCAAACATCATTTCAGCAACTTCCGTAGGTGTGCATCTTGGCATAACATCACTACCTTGTTTTATTGTGATCCATGCTCCATCTTGAAATAACATCCATTCCTTATTACTATTCCAAGCTGCTACCTCCGCTGTTGTTTCTCCTGAATCGGAATATGTGTGTTTTCCAAACATAACACTGATATAGTTTCCGTTTTCAAATGTAATTGAAAATCCTTCAGATTCTGGATATTCTTCTTTAAATGATTGAAATGCTTTCATATTTTTTAATTAATTATCTTACCTGGTAAATATACGAACCCTATATCGGGGAGCCTAATCTTTTTGCAGAGAAATTTAATTATTTTTTTATTGATATTAATATTTCGGCTTCAATTATGTTTTGTCCAAAATCTTGGGTTTGGATAAATTCAATTAGATTTTGATTTACTATTTGTTCTAATAATTCTAAGGCTAATTGATTTTTGTTTTGGGTTAAGACATAGTTGGGATCAATGTTAAAATGTTGATTTGAAGGTTTACTTATACGTGCTCTTAGAATCCTTGTTTCAAATGGAGAATCAATAATCTCCTTTACAGGTTCAGGTTGAGATTTGGGAGTTGATTTAAATATTTTTTTTAATATATTAATCATCTAAGTTTAAATTGGATTCATTTAATATATCTCTAATAGAGTCTCTTACTTTATCAGCCATATCTCGTTCAGCTTCAGTAGCTTCTCTATTTTCAAAAGAACCATATTTTGTTGCAGTTCTAAGTAATTGATCTAATTCCCACATGGCCATTTTCCATTTGTATCCATCTAATGCTGTTCTTGCATCGCCTTGGTCTTCGTAAGAGTCAAACTCCAGTATTATTTTTCCCATTTTTAGTGTTTTTTATATTGTTGTATCCAAATATTATACTTACCTTCTGTAGGTTCATCTAATTGAGCAAGACAATAAGCATTATATGCAATAGTTCTGATTTCATCATAAGTATAACTTTGATTCTTCTCCATTTCTTTGGCTTGTTCAATTAGTGAATCTAATTGTTCCCACTCTATTGTACAAAATTGTGGGTCACCATATGATTCTAATTCTTTTCCCAACCCTTCTACTGCTGTTTGTTTCATAATCCATTTTGTATCATTGTTAATACTTGTAATCTTTCCTCATCTGTTAGTTTATAAGGTAGCTCATACTCTTTCGTATTCTCCAACCTACATTGCTCTACCTCTTCCCATAATGACTTGACATCATAACAAATAGGTTTTCCGTCATTAGTAGTTGCTTGGTCAATTGTTCCAACAGGATCTCTCTCCCATAGATACCAACTAATCCAATCTGCTCCCTCCTTACCATAGTACACCTCTAATAAAATGTTTATTACTGCGTTATGGTCATCTGAATAGTTTATAAGGTCTACATCTAGTGCATACAATGCATGTTCCTTGTCTGATTGCTTCCTAAGTTTATTAAGGATTTCTGTAAATACTTCTAGTTTCATTTTGTTTTATTTTCTAGGTTCTTTAGTTGTTTTTTTAATCTATCTATACTACCTAAAATAATACTAGCGTTGGGATCTATAGATTTAATTTGTTTAACTAACTCTTCTTGTCGTCCTTCATTATAAAATCCACGTTCAATCCACTCAGCCAAATTTTGTATGTGTTGAGGAGCATGAATGCTAATTCGCAAGTCATAAGATTCCCATTTAGTTTTCCAATCAACAAAACTAATTCCCTTAGTTAATTTATTTAATAGGTTACTTAATTTTCTATTACGAACTCGAACAATTGATTTATCCATACCAAATACATGCAAAAAACGTAGAAACCATCTTGGACACCATTTTGGTTTTGCTTCATGATCCAGTGCTAATACTAATGGATAAAGTGCTTTAAAATAAACACCATCTTCATTCCATATTTGTGTTCCTAAATAACCATATTTTTCAAATCCTTTAGGAAAAAATATGTAACGAAAATCATCTAACTCAATATTACGAGTTTGTATCATACCTTTCTTACGACTTTTCCAAAATAACATACTTTGAGCAAAATCTTTTACTTTTATTGATGTAGCTCGATTGTCTTTGTAATCAAATTTACTCATAACTTTTATTTTATTTTTATATAGGGTAAATATACGAACCTTATTCAGGTATTCCAAATTCTGTGTATGACGTTTTTATTTCATTAGTTGATTGATCCCATTTAAATGTGAATGGTTTATTTGTATACTTGTATCTCTCGTTTAATACTGAGGCATTAAAAAAATGAGTATGGCCATTAAAGTAGTAGCCATATCCTCCGTGAACGTGACCAAACACATGAATCTTTGGTTTTAATTCATCTACTCGATAACGTAACATTTCACATCCAACTCGTATACTTTGTCCTCCCGGAATGTCTAAATATCCAAATGGTGGTCCGTGTGTTATAAGGATATCTGTATCTTTAGGTATTGCGTCCCATTTTTCTTTTAATTCTTCACCATTGCGTGGTAAATTAAATGCCCAATTAAAAAAGGCAGGTTGCCAAGGTGAACCATATAATTTAACTGATGAATCTCCATCTATGTCATAAATAGAATAACCTTCATCTTGAAGATAAATAAGATTTGGATAATTTTTTATAGTTAATAAACTCCAAGTAGGGTCATTTTCTAAAATACGATCGTGATTTCCGGCAATAAAAATTTTCTTATCATATCCTTTTATTGAACCGAACCAATCAAAAAAATCAGTTGCATCCGATTTATCATAACCTGAATTCATAAAGTCACCAGAATGGATCAATATATCACCTCCAGGTAAATCTGAATTTAGATTTTGATGTTTTGTATGGGTATCTGAAATTAAGGTTATTTTCATAAGTGTTTTAAGTAATAAAATTTAGAATCTTGCAAAAGGATCTATTTTTAAAATCCCAGTATCTTGTTCACCACGAGATGTTAACATTTTATCTGTAGGTTTAACTTCTACTAAAATACCATTGATTTTAAATGAACCACCTTGTTTAAGTAGTTTTTTAAATAAAATTTCATGGTTTTCTTTCCATTCTTTACTTGAGTTAATAATAGTAGCTTTATCTACTTCTACATTATCAAATTTAATTGTAATTCCTTTTCGGATTGATTGTGGTGATATCATATTTTTATATAAATAATTTAATTAAACTTCCCCAAACGATAATAGACATTATAACTACAATACTCCAACTAACAACTAATAACCAATTTAATCTCATCTTTACTTACTTTTTATATTATCCGGGAATAATATATTTATTAATCTTGTATAATGTCTTATAGCAGGTTGGATAATTAATATACCAAGTATGCCGGCAATTATAGATACAATATCCAACTCAGCCGTTAGATAAACTGTTAATAATCTAACCCCAATAGCAACTATTATTACTGCTGCTATAGTTTTAGCTATTGACTTTATTTCAACTTCAAATTTTTCTTTATTCATATTTTATTATTTTTATTATTTATATTGCCCGCCTGAGTGGATTCGAACCACTAACACTCGGATTTGGAATCCGATGCTCTACCAGTTAGAGCTACAGACGCGTTTTACAGGACACGCTTAACCTGCTGGAGCTGATATCATTATGCTCTTTAGTGTTTCCACCAACGTTTTTTTGTAGTCAGGGCCGGACTCGAACCGGATAAGCAACCATTTAACTGGACTCGGGACCAATCCCTCATTACGCCCACCTGACTATATTGCTTCTTATTCTCCTACCCCTTTATTTCGAAGCCAACCTGCTTATCTTTAAATACGAGTTTCTCAAGGGTACAGGCTGTTGTAGTCCTACGGGGAATCGAACCCCGCTTTCCAGGATGAAAACCTGACGACCTAACCGATAGTCGATAGGACCAAATCTTTTAAATTCCGGACATTAGCAAATGGTTTCGATACATTTCATCTTCATTTTCATATGTAGCTAAACAAATAAAACAATCATCATACGATCCTTCAAACATGATTTGACCTGTTGATGATTCAATTACTTGGCATTTGTCATTAACTAGATTTACTATTTCCATTCTGTTTTGTTTTGTTTTTAAATATATTAATAAAAAATTAAGAATCCAAATAAAAGTACAAGAGTTTTAACGGGTTATTTTATCCTTTAATTATTTCTTTTTTTCCTATAATGGAACCTTGTAATACTACTCTATCAATCCGGGAATCAATATAGGACTTTGTTTGATTAATTTCTCGATGAATATCATCTTCTATTGAATGATGGTCTCGATCAATTTTTTCAATTTGATTCATTACTGTTTTTTCAACCATATTGATATCGCGATGTGTATCTTCAAATAATCGTTGAAAATACTCGTGTTCGTGGGATGAAAATTGATGTATTCCATCTATTTGTTTTTGTTGTTCACTTATTTTTTTCTCTAATTTGCTTATCTTAACCATACCTAGAACTAAAGCAATTAATAATAATATTGCTGCAATCGTAAGCATACCTAAAACATATGATGTAATTTCTACCATGTTTTTTTAAATTTTTATATGTCAAAGAACTCTTGTACTGTAATTAGTGTTGGGTTCTAACCAACTTAAAACTATTAATTATTTAAATAAAAATGCTAAAACCATAGATAAAAATAATAATACAGGAATGCCTACAATTAGTAAACCCTTCCACCATAATTGTTTAAATCTTTTCATTAATTAAATTTTTGTAAATATTTGATAAGGAATGTTTAACATTGGCTTTAATTTCTATTTCCATTTGCTCACGTCTCTTTTCTACTTCAGCATCAAATATTTGAGCAATACGTTCATATGATCTACCAGCAATATCAATATTATAACTATAGTGATGATTTACAATAGTTATTTGATGATTTTCAATAATAATAAATAATTGACTTTGATCACTTCGGATGTATCTTTTCCCAGAAATAGGGGAAATTAGAAGTATTGTTTCTTGATTTGAAATTAAACATTTACAAATAGAAAATACCTCAATATTAAAATTTTCTTTATTCCCTGCTCCAATATCAGGGTTCATAAGACGAGTAGCTTTGATAGCAATTCTTTGAAAAAAACGATTTATTTTATGCATTAACCTTTATTTATTTGATACGTGAATATACGAACCCTATCTCAGGGAGCCAAACTTAAATTGATAATATTATTCAACTATTTCCGCCTCTTTAATGGTTTCACAAAGCCAATATTCATCTGCTTTTTGTAATACATGATCGGCCCCAACATGATCTCGCCATTCTTTAAGTAAATCCATATTTACTATATCTTTAAAAGATACACTATGTGTTTTAATTCTTTTTAAAACCTTATAAGGAACTCCATTATGAAAATATATGTTGTACATTAAATTTTATTTATTGTCTATTTTTAGGAAGTTGGACTTTCATAATTTTCTGATTTTGCCTCATAATAAGCTTTATCCCAACATTCATAAAGATCTATTCTAGGTTCTAAAAGTTTTATTTCTTTGTATTTTTGTAAAACTTGTTCGTAATATCCACGTTCACGAGCATGGTATAGCATTTCTTCAACTCTTTCTTCTCTTGTCATTTTATATAAAATATTTAATTATAGCCTATTATGTGTGAGTTTATTAATCAAATTTTCAAGATGCATTATTGCTTCGTTATTGTTTCTATCTTCTACCATTAAAAGTATAGTCATTAATTCTCTATATAAACGCTCTTTCATTTCAGGGTTCATAGTTTAAATTTTATTAAGACCAAATACTTCATAACTTTGTGCTTCTAAATCAGCATCAAAATCATCATCATCTCCTGAATACCAGTTGTCTTGGATTTCTGCTTCTTCATCTTCTAAATCAACTTTCCAGGCAATGTCTTGAAGGAGACCAGCATTTTCAATAAGGGACCAAATACGTTCTTTCCATAAATTCATAGGAACATCATCAATAATACATTCAAAGCCTAAATTATGGGTTATATCCCCAATTTTGTCTATAAACTTTAGTGTAAGTTGATCTAATTCACCATTAATTGGAAAGTTAGTACCATACTTGTTTGATCCATTAGTGTTGGATTCATACATTGATTTGATTGTTAACCACTCGGCGGTTAAAATTGATTTTGGTGTTTTTTTCATAACTCTTATTTTGTTTTTATATGGGTAAATATACGAACCCCACATCAGGATTCCAAATTTTTCATATGACGTTTTTATTTTTTTTTTATTCGATGCTAAAAGCAAATGATTCAGGATAATAACGATCATTACCTGATTCTATTTCAAATTCTAGGTGTTCTATTAATTTAATAATATGATTGTTAATAGTGATAGGGAATAAGTCTGCTAATTCAGATTCACTAATCCCAAAATATTTGTGATTTGCACGAAAACAAAATCCATTACCATTAGGACCTACATATTCTTTTACCTCAGGGATATTTGAATAAGTAATTATTCCATCTTGGAATAACCTCTCCATACTAATATTAGCACCTTTAGTATTTAATATACTAGATAATTCAATAAATAATTTTTGATTTTCCATAACCTTTATTTTTTCTTATATAACCTTTTAATCTCTAACTATCTTTATACTTAAAATATCTTTCTTATTTATCTCATCCGAAGTTGATGAATTAGATCCTCCTGTTCTAAGGAATTGATAATTGTTATTTTGTTTAGTAATAGATCCTGGAATGTCTTTTTCATTTTTAGTAGTGATTAATAACTTGAAATTTTTTTTAATAAAATAAATCATCATTTCATTATCAATATCCCTAGCATTAACCTCCATTCCTGGGTTGGGGTAGAGTTCTTTATCTATATATTTAAAGTAAGGTTTTGATTCTTTAATAAGACCCTTATCACTAGCATCCATAGTATCAATAACCCAAGTACCTGCGCCACTAGCCTCTGAGTCATCATTTGGTGGGTCAAAATAGTCTTGGATTTTTAAAGCTCCTAAGGCTTTATATATGTTTGTTGTTTCTGCTTTAGTACCAACAAATGTTAGTGATTTTATATCACGATCTGTGATTTTAGGAAAAAGCTTCTTTAATGGTTCTAGTTTTACAATCAAATCTGCTTTAGATATTGAAGTTACAGATTCGTTAATTCCTCCTCCAGACTTCACATAAAAAGCTCCTTCAATACCATTACCAGTTAAAATAGCTGCTTTAATCACCTTTCCATCAGGAGAGATTCTTGCATATCCTTGACCGCTATCGGATCGGTAAAGGCTCTTCCACCCTTGGGTTACTAAAGAAGGGTATTGCTTATCTAATTTACCATACTCATTCCAGTTATTCATCATAATAAAAGCCTCATAATTAGGACCTAAATTAGGCTCAACTATATCGGTTCTCATACTTGAATCTGAAAGAGGATTTGATCCACCTAACCCCGCATAGTAATTTTCATGAACCTTTTTATTTTTTGCTTTAAAAGCTGCTTTTATTTCTTCTTTTACAATTACTTGTAATTTTGATTTTTGCATTATTCGTGTTTTTTTAATTCTGTATATAAACCATCATATAACTTTTTTACTCGCATAAAATCAGCATCCTCTAAAGTATCCGATAACTTGTCCATGTATTTTTTTATTTCTGGGGATGCTAATAGAGATAAAAGCTCTGAAGCTTCAGTGTTGTTTTCGTTTAACTTAGATTGTGTAGTGATTTTGTTTTCTGTTAACCACTGTATAGCGTTAAAGTTGTCTGATTTTTTCATTTTATTTATTTTTTAAATGAAGCTGGTGTTAATTTAGTTTTCATATCTCCAAAGGTATTATTTAAACCATCTTTCCATTGGGATTTTCCTAATAAATAATTTATAAATTTAGTAGCTTGAGTACTATCAGGAATAGAGGCTGCGGTTATTTCTGATGTATTCCATGTGTCTAAAACAAAAGCATCATTTTTTAATTTTACAGTAATAAATACATCTTTAATTTCTTCTATCTCACTTTTTGAAAGACCTTCTATTGATACTGGTTTAAAATAAAATTGGATTGTAGGTTTGCCTTTTATAAAGCTTCCGACCTTAGATAAAATACCTGTTCCTCTCTTTACTTCTTCAAAATCAACATCATCTAATTTAAAATTATAGTTAACATACTCAGCACCTGAGAGTTGTACTATCTTGCAGGATAATGAGAATTCCTCTCCTGATTTTGATGGTTCCTGTCCCTTTGCTTCAATTAGCTTTGATTGAAAAGTAATTTTATTTTCTACTAACCACTTTGATGCGTTAAAATTGTCTGCTTTTTTCATTTTATTTATTTTATAATACCTGCTTTATATTTCATTTGGCGAATATGGGTTTCATTCATTTCCATTTTATCCGAAAGATAATTTTGGAAGTCTTCTTGAAAATCTTCCTCGGTATAATCTGCATATTGTTCAATACCATTTAAGCGAACATCGTTAGCTAATGATTTTTTATATGCTTCAAGAGCATCTTTAGGTTGATCGTTTAATTTAAATAATGCTTGAGATAATACTCTAGCAAATGTTTCTCGAGAATCAACTTTATTTTCTTTAGTAACTATTTCTTTATCATCACCAACGTGATAAGCTTCCTCCATTTCTTCTTTACCATATGTGTTATCAAAGTCACCAAATAAAATAGTCTGTAAAGGATCTATCATAGAACGAATACTATTATTTTGTATATGTTCCCAACCCATTGTACCATAAAAATAAGCATAATCTGCTCCATATGAATCAATTAATCCTGCTACTTCTTCAGCGGCTTGTTCTGGGTCTAATTGGTTAAGGTTTATTTTATCAGCTCTTCCTTTGTTATTAGCTTCAATTTCACCTGTTTTATCATCTATAAAACTAATATAACCTTTATTTGCAATTTGTTCAGCTTCTGAATCTGATTTATAAAAAGTGTTTAATGCTTTTCCTAAATGTTCAGGATAACCATCATAATGATTATAAGTTGTTGTTAATATTCCATTTTTGAGGTATCCAATAAGAGCTCTAGTTGCCATGTTTTATAAATTAAATATATGTCATAAATATTAAAGAGAATACTTAGATTGCCAAGTTTGAATAAAATTTTCACCTACTCCACATTCTAAAATTATTGCAGTTTCAGGTACACCTACTAATTTATCAGCTGATATAATATAATCAATATTTTCGTTAGCGAATATTTTCATTTTAGTTTGAGCATTTGAACGATTTGATGTTTTAAATACTAAAACTACAGGTTGCTTGTTATATGATTTATGCTTTTCAGCTTTTAAATTATTATGTTTATATTCTTTAGGATAAGTAATTTCTGATTTGTATGGATTTAGAGGATTTTTAGTAGTATCGTAATAAAGTACAGTTTTGGTACCTAACTCAGGTTTAGTTGGTACTTCATAATACTCACGAGTAAATTTTTCGGGTTGAACCAATACTTGTTCTACAGGTCTACCTCTACGTTCTGTTTTTTCTATCATAACCTTTATTTTTTATTATTATTAATTAATTATCTTATCCGTAAATATACAAACCCTATTTCAGGGAGCCTAATTCTTTTTCTACTTCTTTAATATGTTTGCATTTTTTATCTTTAGCTCTCCAAGATCCAGGACAACTACATTTTAATTTACCCATATTCTCTCTTACTTGATAAAAACCATCTCCACTTGAGGATTCAAACATCCATTTATTTTCTTGTTTAGGTTTTTCAACTATTTTAGGTAAATTATCTATTACTATAATATCACTTAATTCAGTTTCAGGGATACATGGAATACCTTCGGGCATTATTTTATATCTATCTCCTGTTTTTATAATAGAGATACATAAATAAGGATGTTTTGATACCTCGTATTTGAAAGATCTATGAGTGCAATGTTTAATACTATCTCTTTGGGGATAAATAGTTGATTCGCTTTTTGGAACTATTTTTACAACTTTAGTACCATTCTCATATTCTAATGTTAATTCACTTAGCATAACCTTTATTTTATGGGGTAAATATACGAAACAGATTTGGGTAAGCCAAATTTCTTTATAGATGTTTTTAACTTACTTTTAATGGATTTAATTTCTTTTTCATGAAATACAATTCTAAAGTAAGAGATATACATAATTCTTCTAAAGCTTCCGGATCTTTTAGAGCAATTTGGATTAATAATTCATCGGGAAGAGAATTAAATATATCTACAGCATCTGCTTTAAGTTTCATCTTTGTTTTTTAGAATAGGGAGTTGGTTTATCCTTTTTACCCATTCTGTATTTAAGATTATCGATCCAAATTTTTAGACATTCTATTTTAGCGGGATTACTTGTTTTACTCATAACTTTATTTATTTTATTTATTTATTTACCTTGACTTTTATATAACTTTCTATAATTTTTACTAGATTTTAACTTACTAGTTTTTGTTTTTGCGTGAACTCCAGTGCGTGATACTTTAGGTTTATCTGCTTTTAAAACTGTTACTTGAGACTTTGATTTGGCCATTGTTGATTAGGGTTAAAACGTTACCCTAATACATATCAGAATAATTCTTTAAGTTTTTCTTTATTAATGACATTTTTTAAAGAATTAATATAATTACTATCTTCAGCATAATTTTGACCTAAATATAAGTAATATTCTTCTTCAGTATCAATATTACTTAAATATCTACAACTATAAAAAGCATAATCATAAACGGATTGATACCAATCATCATAATAGGCATGATTTAAATTAGTACCTTTAGCTGTATTAATACGAATAGTTGCTTGTTTCATTCCAAATAGATTATTATTTTCTTTAAATACTTGGCTTTTCCAATGACCTGTTTCAAGAATAGATTGGGCCATAACAATATATGGGAATTTGACTTTTAATCTTTTTAATTCTTCAACTAATTTTTCTTGAGTAAACTTATTTTTTTCTTGTTGTAAATCTAAAATAAGTAATTCTCTTTCAAAATTTTCTAATGTTTTTCCTCTAACAAAACATCCTCCAATAAATGAACCTATAATTAGGGTAATAATTATCCCCCAAAAAATTCTTGTTTTGCGTTTGTTTTTCTCCCACTTGAAAGTGTTAACGTTGTATTTCCAATAGATCATAACTTTTATTTTTATGGTTATGGTCAAATATACGAACCCTATCTGGGTATACCAAATTTACTTTTTGGATTTTGAAATATCTTCAATCATATTTCCTATTTCTTGACTTTTTAATTTATTTATTGTGTCGGCAATAATTTGGCATTCTTCATATTTTTCTTCTTTAATGTAATATGGAAGATTTTCCTCAAGTGTTTCAAGAAAATGTTTACGTTCAATTGTAATATCATAAATAGAATCATCTTCAATACAAATTATAGAAATTACGTGAATATGTCTTTTTTTTGTAGATAAATTGCTTAAAATTCCATTAACTACAGCCTCAGAAATACGAAAGTCTTTGCCTTCAACCATTTCTTGAAATTCATCTGAGTTTTGGATTGTGATTTCGAGTGCCATGTTAGAATAGATTTAAAAAGTTTGGGTTTATATTTTTAGATTTAAGCTTCTCTATTTTATCTTGTTCATTAATCATTTTAGTTGCTAACTTTTCTAGATGTTTACTTTTTTGGATATCAAAGTCATTCACAATAGTATCATGTTTTTTATGTTTACCTTTTTTTAATAATGGAATTATTTTCCTACCCATGATTCTAAATATTATAAATTTATAAATGACTTATATATTCGCTTCCATCATCTATAGGAGTTGAATCATATAAGCCTAATTCTTTTAAGCGTTCTTGAGTATATGAATCTATTTCCCAATCTACTTTGGAATCATTTTTAGTTAAATGATCCTCTATACCCTCTAATTGTTTTCCTGTAAACAGGTCTCCCTGGTATAGGAAATAACAATTGTAACAAAGCATTTCTAGATTTTCAAGTCGATAATGTTGTTTATTTCCATCTTTAAAATGCATTAAAAGCGGCATTTTATAGTCTAGTACGCGATGTTCATGAAAGCCACACGAATAGCATTCCTCTTTCATATAACCTTCTTGTAACAACTTATATTTAATTTTATTTGGATTAAAAGAAGATGGGTCAATTCTTCCTTCAATTAAATCTAATAAAGCAAAATCTTTTCTTGGGTTTCCATTACTTAAAAATTTTGGAATACCTTTTCCACATTGATTTTTATGTTGTTCAAATAAATTTTCATATCCTGGTTTTGTTGCTTCATATATTCTAGCCCATTTTTTGTAGTGTATATAAGAACAATTCAAATAACGTGCCGCTGCTTTATTTGATTTAGTCTTAGCAACAGCTGCTAAAATTAATTCTTTTCCTAATGGTTTTGCTTTTGGCATATCTTTATTTTATAAAGTTTTAAATATCAATATTATCAACTGAATTATCCTTGTTGTAATCTTGATATTCTGGTTGAGAATTTTTAGAGGTAATGCGTTTTGATTTTTTATTTTGTTCTTCATAACGGTGAAAGTCATCATGTTCCATGAATATTGTTTCAATCCATGTATGGTCTCCTTCACCTTTCATTACTGTAACTGCTCCTCTTTTTTGTGTTGTTGAGCAGGGGACACAAGTTGTTGCTGTTGGAAGAATTTCTAATCTTTTTGGATTAATTTGTTCTTTACATCCTTTACAATATCTAATAATCATATTTTTATTTTTCGTTTAATTCAATTTTTTTAATCAAATCCCAAAGTTGTTCAGGAGTTTCTACTAATAATTCTTTTTGAGTACTTTCATCAAGATTATTTAATTCTATAGCTAATAATTCCCCCTCATCATTAAAACGTTCAAACAACCACCACAAAATGATACTTCCTTTCCATTCCCCATAGTGAAGAAGGATTAAATTTTCAATTATAATATAAAAAGATTCTTCATAATTAGCAATTCCCATTCCCACTTCCTCTTCCATATGGTTAGTTCTTTTCCAACACTCATCTATAGCTAAAACAATATCTAAAAAATAATCCTTTTCAGTAGGTTCTGAGTTACGGAGTTTAATATTAAGGTTTTTGCCAAATGGATTCATATAATTACTATTTTAATTATTTTTTTGTAGAATTTTTAAAGACTTGTTCAACTTTAAATACTTTTAGGAAATCCTGTAGATTCATATCTTTAATATGAGAAGCTACTAAAATAGCATCCTCTAAATTAATAGCCTCAAATTTGCCGTGAGGTTCCTTAGTTTTATCGTGTTTGTTATAGTATATAAATAGGCCCATTATGTAAAATGTGTTAGCAAGTTTAGTTTTTTGAGACAGCACGTCCGATTTGTTTTTCCCAATCTTTGTCTGTTCGTACCATTTCGTTTTTTATAATAGTTGAATCTAACATTGTTGAATCAACATTTAGTGTTTTCATTACATATTGCAAAGCAGCAATATCTTTAGGGAAACAATGACCTCCAAATCCTAAATCACCATCGGGTCCGGGAACAGACCAATGTGAATTGCCTAATCTATCATCATATCTAGCATATTCAATTACTTTATCATAATCAATTTCTAAAGTATTACATAATTGATATATCTCATTTGCATATGAAACTTTCATTGATAAAAATGTATTTGTAACATATTTAATGGTTTCAGCTATAGTTGAGGATGTTTTAATAATAGGTACTTTTGGAAATGATTTTGAAAATATTTGTTTTACCCTTGAAGAGTATGGTCTGTCGGCTCCTATAATTATTCTATTTTGATTTTTATAATCCTCAACAGCATTTGCCTCAGTTAAAAATTCCGGGTTAAAAGCAATGTGAATATTTTTAAATTCTTGATTTAATTTTTCTGTAGTTCCCGGGGGGATAGTTGACTTGAGTATTACTATAAAATTTTCTTTTTGGTAATATTCAACTATGTTTAAAATATCTTGTAAACATTCTTTTACAATTGATAAATCACATTCCCCCGATTTTTTCATTGGAGTAGGCACACATAAGAATGTTTCATTTACTTGATTAATCAATTCATCTAATGAGGGTTCATTACAATTACCATTGATATCGTATGTTCTTACATCATAATAATTTTTCATTCCTTCACGGACTGCAGATCCAACGAATCCTTGTCCTATAACTCCTATTTTTTCCATTATATTATTTATAATTAATAAATTTCATATTCAATTTCTGAGTTACCTAATCCCCAATCATTAGTATTTTGGGATTCTTCAAAAAATTCAACCCATTCCCAAGCATCGTTATATTTTGGTGGGGCCTTTTCAGCATTTTTATGTACTGCTTTAGTATGTGCTTGTGGTAAAATATTTTCATGAGACATATGATACATTGGAATATCATATACAGCTTCAAGTTTATAACCAGTAAGTGCTACTTTTTTCTGGATATTAGTGTCTATGAAACAATTATGGAACATATTTTCTTCAAATCCTTTAACATCAAACCAAATTTTACGAGGTGCTAATTGAAAATCCCCACAACAATTTATTAAACTATAATTATCATTAGGAGATACTTTTGCATTATAGTAACGAGGTTCAGTTGATTCTTTAAGATATTGTCTATATTGATCTAAATTATTTATATTAGATAATACCTCGGAATACTCAATTTCTCGCCTACTAAAGGTGTAGAATGTGTTACCATCACTGTTATTTATTAACCCATGTAATTCATCTCTTGTTGGAGGAATATTATCAGTTGTAGTTGATACAACCCAATCAGCCTCTGTTCGTCTTAATGCTAGATTAAATGATGATGGGCCAAAACATTTAGGAATATCAGGAACATAAGTTGAATACAATTTATGAACTGCTGGGGGGATAATAAAATGTTTAATACGTCCTGTTTTAGGAACTAAGTCTTCTACTTCATATAAAAAACTTCTACCTTCTGAATTCCAATCAACATAATTGACTTCATCGAAAGTGTCTAATAGTGTGTTTAAATGAATGGCGAATCGTTCTTTTTCTTTATAACCATCATTTCTACTAAAAGTAATAACTGCAGTTTTCATTTTTAAATTATATTAGATTGTAGATACTCCTGATTTTTGAATTACAATTGTTGTACATTTTTGAGCAAAATCAATAGCTAAATCTATATTTTTAGTATTAATATAGTTATGAACTAATCCTGCTAAAAATGTATCACCAGCACCCGAAACATCTTTAACTGAAACTTCTTGGGTTGGGTAATTTTTTCCTTGATAATCACATCCTAAAGGTCCTCTAGTAACTATAATTTTATCTAATAGTATTTTATCGGTAGCTAAAAGAGATTTATTGTTATTAAATTCTAAAGAATTAATTTTTATAAAATCAATGTCATACGCCCATTCACCTAATATTTTTTTAGTATCTAAAAATACGGGACAATCGGAAATTTTAGCAATAATTTTGATATCTTCTTCTGTTAAGAACCCTTTACAGTAATCTGAAATGACAACTGCATCAAATACTCCTGTCTTAAATGGGACTATGTCTATCTTTTCACAAGTATCGTTTTCATCTACTCGTAATAACAAATGATTATACTTAGAACAAACGTATCTAATTTTATGTATTTCTGTTTTATTAGTAATAAATTCTACCTCATCACCTAATGATTTTAAATTAGCTACTACATTTCCGGCCATTCCTGGATTAGAGGTTTCTTTGTGGGGTTTTATAATAGGGATAGGTGCTTCAGGAGCTAAACGAGTAACTTCTCCATATTTAAAAATATCTATACATGAATCTCCTATAACTAATATTTTACTCATAAATTTTTATTTTAATTTGTTTTTTATTGAAATTAATTAATCTGGTTTTATTTTAACAATTCCTTTATTTTATTAAAACCTAATTGGCACATATCTTCCCAATGCGAAAAATCACCATCATCACTAACCCATTTATAACAATCAAATTTTACACCAAATTTACAACATACTTTTGATAAAGCAAAACATTCCATATCAAAAACATCACAGTTTTCTATCATTGATATATAATTTGGAGAATATTTACTTTTTTGGTGCTTATCATAAAAATAATCTGTTGTAAAACAAGTATAATTTGTTTTATTATCTATAACAACTTGGTTTCCTGGGGTATCACCGGGGGTATAGCCATATTCTGCTATAGGACTAGTATCTATATCTTGAAACACTTGACCTATTTTTATAATATCACCAGAATTATGTTTTAACGAACCACATGAACCAATATTAATTATGTGTTTATAACCACTATTTACCGCATTATACGCAGCTATAGTGGCGTTAATTTTTCCAATACCACTAAATATAACTGGGCTTCCTAATATAGTGGTTTGGAATTCAACTTCATTAGGAAATGCTACTATAAAAATTCTACTCATATTTATGCTTCTTGTACAATATTATATTTCATTTGATAGTCACTTATAATTTTAACATGATCCTTATAGTGTTTATGTCCAGAGTGAATAAGAATACAATCTTCTTTATTTCCTATATTATATCTATAAAAATTATATCCTATATTTAGCAAGTATTCTTTTACTAAAAGAGAGGTTTTAGAATCTACCTCATCTCCAATTGCATTTTCTAGGAAAATAACAGGGTGAAATTTATTTAAAGTATTTTTAGCTCCTACAATTAAATTATATTCATATCCTTGAACATCTATCTTTATTAAATCACATTGACTTAAATTTAAAGAATCTAAACTTATAACCTGTACTGTATCTTCTTCTCTGAATTTGTTCTCTACATGCCTGTTTCCTCCCCATCCCGGGTATAAGGATTGGGCTTCTTTTTGGATAATACCTCTTCCTCCCCAATTATGCATTCCACCACCTACCCAATCTTCATGTTCTATATTCCATAATTGTTGGGTTTCTTCTTTATCTCCTAAACCTAGTCTATAAGTATTTATTTGATTATCTAGATCATTAATTAATATATTAGCAGACATTTGATTAAAAATATACCGTTGAGGTTCAAAAGAGTATACTTTTTTTCCTAACTTTCCAAACTGGATTGAGTGGAACCCTATGTTAGCCCCTGCATCTACACAATGATAATCAGGGGTTATCATTTTAGAATATAACTCATATAAGTGAGATTCCCAAGATTTATTTTGTTGGATAAATCTTCCTATTAAATCTTGTTCATCTATTAAAAAATTTCCAAATGTTGTTTCTACAAACTCTAAACTTTTATTCATACTTTTTAATTTATTTATTTTTATTTATTTATACTGTATTAAAATTTTAACTATCACGTTGAGATAAAATAGGATTATCTATTGGCCAATATACACCTATTTTTGGATCATTCCACTTTAAACTAAACTGGTCTTGAACATCTGGGTATTCTCCAGGACAGGACCATTTATAAAAGAATGTTGCTTCTAGACTTAGTACTAAGTGACCATTAGCAAACATTGGAGGAACTAGTACTGATTTTTTATTTTTTGCTGTTAATATAATAGAATCCCATTTTAAATAATTTGAAGATTCGGATCTATTATCTACTATTACTAAATAAATTTCACCTGAGAGGCATGTTATGTGTTTCCAGGATTTATGATCTCCATGTAAACCACGAAGAACATTTTGTTTTGAAACAGCTACTTTATCATGGTTAAAAACTAAATTACTATCTTCTTGTTTAAATAAAGTATATAACTCACCTCTATAATCTTCAAACGAATCAGGTTGGAATATTTGTATTTCAGGGAATATCATAACTTAATTTTTCCAATTAATATATCTTTAAGCATAACCCAATCGGCTCTTTTAGCCCACCATGGGTTTTTAAAAGAAGCGGGTTTGTTTTTTTCTAAAAAGAAATGACCGGACCATGCAAAGGGATAAACAATGAAGGGAATAATACTATATAGTAAAAAGAAAAAGATTGATAATTTTATAATAAGATAAGTTATAAAGATAAAAGTAGCAATTGTTGTTAATTGACCTAGAACGTGTAGTCTTCTATTCCATTTATTTTGGTGTAGTGTTAAGTAATGTTTATAATATTCTTTAAATGTCATTATATATTATTTAATACGTTAACTAATGTATCTATTTTTTTTCTTTCTAATGAAGGATAATTACCTACATACCAACTAAAATGATGTACATGATCCATATTTGGGAATTGTGAATGATCTATATCAAAATGTTTTTTAAACCAAGGTTGTCTTAATTGATTGCCACCTCCTGATAATCCTCTTCTAAATTCAATCCCGTTTTCACGTAATGTTGATTCTACTTTATTTCTCATTTCAAATCTACCATCTTTTAATACAATTATAAAAGCATAATTACATTGCCCCTCTAAATCAATATCAATATGATATTTGTTTGGATCAAGACGTTCCATAAAATATTTAAAGTTATCAATTCGATGCAAATTATTTAAATCTAATTTTTTAATTTGAGATAAACCAATCACAGCATTAATTTCAGTACTTCTAAAGTTATGAGCAGGGCAAATAAAAATAAAATCAGGATTTAAATCAGGATTAGCATCAATAATTTCTTGTTTCATTTCATCATTAGTCATTTCTCTCATCATACCATGTGAACGTAATGCTCTACATATTTGATAAAATTTTTCATCATTAGTACAAATCATCCCACCTTCAATAGTAGACATATGATGAGCAAAGTAAAAACTAAAATTACTTGCAAAACCATAAGTACCTACTTTTTGACCTTTAAATGTTGTACCGTGAGATTCACAAACATCTTCAATTAATAAAATATTATTTTCATTACATAATTGAATTAGTTCATCAGTTAATCCGTTAATACCCAGTACATGAGTTAAAAATATTGCTCTTGTGTTTGGAGTGATACTTTGTTTTAATTTTTCAATATCAAACGAGAAATTTTTTAAATTTATATCACAAAATACAGGTTTCATCCCACTAAAAACAACAGATGAAATATCTGATATCCATGTAAGAGGGGGTACTATTATTTCACCTTCGCCATGAATGTAATTTAAAGCTAACATAGTTAGTTCATTTGCTGATGCTCCTGAATTTACCATGAGATTATATTTTGTACCTAACCACTCACCCCAAGCATTTTCAAATTCAATTACTTTAGGACCATTAGTTAATTTAGGTATTTGATCTTGACTTAAAAAATCAATTACTGCTTTAACATCTTCTTTATCGATGTTATCACTCATTAAGGGTAATTTAAAACTTTCCATCATTGTTTAAATATTCTGTTAATTTTTTTATATCTTGTTTAAACTCGGTTGAATTAAAATGATAATTTCTTGTTAAATAATTTCTATCAATTACTTCTGCTTTACCCTCAGTGGTTTCATCAAAATGTTCATAATCATGTTCTAAAACAACATCATCAATCAAAGAATTAATACCAATTTTTTCTCCTAATTCATATAAATAGGTATCAATTTGGTTATGAGGAGATATATGACCTAAAAGTTCATACAATTTTTTAGGAAATAAGGGAAAAGCCCATCTATAACCAAAACTAGGATTTGGATAATAAACTTTAAATTCAGTCAAATGTTTTTCTAGTAATGTATTCCAATTTTGGGTTTTCATTATTAAATCATCATTAAATCCTAATATCCATTGACCTTCAGCACATCTTATTAAATTTTCAACAAAGTCAACCATGTTAAGCCAACCGTTTTTTTTTGAATTAGTTATAAAAGTTACATTTTCAAATTCATTTCCCCAATTTTTTATATAATCAATAGATTCATGGTCATCTAAATCTAATTTAACTAATATTTCAAAATTTACATTTTCAGGATCAGCTGTAGAAAGAAGAGAAAATAAAGTATCATTCAACATTTCTATTCTTTTTCGGGAAGGAAATATTACTGAGATTTTAATTGGGGATGGGTTTCTATTTACTAATTCCATTTTTAATATTTTTTAACTTTTCAATTATTTTTTCAGCAGATGGTGGTAAATTATCTACATTAGCATAAAAACCAGCTGTACGAGGTTCTAGGCCTAATGTCCATACTTTTTTTCCAGTAGCCAAACTTAATTCATTAGCTATACTACTTGCTGTACCTTCTACATAATCATCATCTGTTACTAGTCCACCAAATTTAGAATTATCTAAAGCAATTTTCCAACTATCTTCAACAATAAATGGTTTGATCCATAATTGATGAATTATGTTTAAAATAATATTTTCTTGTTTAGCTAAATCAACTAATTTTTTCATTTCCAATCTAGTAATAGAAATAGGGAAAATGGTGAAATCTGCTGTTGGTAAAATAATATTTTCTAATTCTTCAGCATTATCATATGATTTTCTATGTTCAGAAACATAATAAGGTTCATCCTCATTCATAAAACACTCATAAGCATATTCATATTCACCGGGGGTCATAGGAGAAATAACTTTAATACCTGGCATTCTGTGAGCTAATGAGTGGTGAGATGAACCCGCTACGGGTCCTACTCCACCTTCCATTGCTATACTTCTTACAAATATAGGACAAGGGCGGTTCCATAATTCTTTAGATTTAGCAGCATAATTAACTATTGAAACTAAATTATACCATTGAAATCCTTGATAACGAACTACATAAATAGGTCTACCTCCTGCTAAAGCAATACCTGTAGCTATTGATCCATTAGAAACATCTGACATTGAAAATTCAACCATACCATCTTCTTCATACATTTCAGGTAGAGTTCCACCAACCCAACCTACGGCTGTTAAACATTGTCCGTAACATTTACCTTTACCTTCTAAAAGGTGTTTACGAGTGATTTCTTTTATTGTATCTCTAACTGTTGTTGCCATAATTTTTCTATAAATAACTTATTTTCTTCATCAATTTTTTTACCTTCATCCCCTAATGATTTTAATTCGTTTTTATAACGATCAAATTCATTCCCATCCTGTCCAGCTCCTGAGTGCCAATATTTTCTATGAGTATTAATATTTAAAAGCATAGGGTATGAAAAATCATAATCTTCTAAATACTTTTGAATAGTTAATGGATTATCATCTATATTAAAAGCTTTCAATTTGAAGGCTTTAGCAACATCCCCCATTTCCCAATTACGTCTTACTCTTTTTTCTGTTAAAATAGATAAATTATTATCTTCAACAATAAATAAGATAGGTAAATTTTTAGTTGAAGCCCAACCTAATGCTCCTAACACATAATCTTCTTCCGCGGAGGCATCTCCCATTACTACAACTGTGGGTTTACGAGTTTCATAAGCATGTCCAACAGCAATAGGAACTTGACTCCCCATTAAACCATCATGTCCAAAAATATTTTTTTTAATTGATTGAATTGAAGCTGAACCACCCATTCCATTAGCACATCCTGTTTTACGTCCTAATAATTCATCAATTAATTGAATTGGATCGGCTCCCTTACAAAGATAATGAGAATGTCCTCTATGCTGGATGAATAGATTAGTATTAATTCCTTTTTCTTCCAGAATTGTAAAAATTGATGCTGGGATGTATTCTTGTCCTGCTGACAGGTATGCGGGTATTAAAATTGTTTTATTTTGAAGGTTTTTATAAACTTGGTTTTCAAAATGTCTACAAAAAGATGCTTTAGCAAATGCTTTTAATCTATAATTACTCATAACTTTTTTATAAAATTTAATGTATCTTTCCAATTTTCAAAACGATACCCATTATCATCAATGTATAATTCTGCTCTTGGTTTTTCGGATGTTACCAAGTCTACATACTGAGATACATTATGTTTTTCTAACCATTCTAAAACATGAGTAACTCCTGTTTTACCATCTACAAGAGGTCTATCAGGTTTTGCTTTAGCGGTAAATATAACAATATTATATTTTTCAGATAAGTTAAGTAATGCTTCTAATGAACCTGGGAGTGGGTCTCCATAACAAGTTCCATCATGCCATCCTTTATAAGCATTGTGGATTACACCATCAAAATCGATGGCTAAATTCTTTTTTTCGGATTCAAATCCTGGGGGGTAAAAATTAGCCATTGTTTTTTATAATCATTATTAGAGTTTCAGGAGCAATTTTAGTAAATACTTCTGTTAATTGTTTAACAGTACTTGCTGAGACAATGTCTCCAGGACCTGCTACATTCTGTCCATAATCGGCTTGTAAACCACCTTTTAAAAACATAATATTATATTGATCTTCAACTTCATTAAGTTGGGAAATATTAGTAATATTTTTTACAGATAAAACACAATTAGAAAAACTATAATCTTTAGAATCATCTGTAATCCAAAGACATTCTTCTAATTTAGGAGTTTCATGAGTACTATCTTCATATGGTTTACCTTCTCTTCCATAACTATCTCTAAAACGAACTAAATCTTGTTTATCTACAGGAGTTTCAATTTCAAACACATATGCTCCTTTTTCTGAGGTTGATTTTGTTGAATGGAATAAACCTTTTCTGATCATTATTTTATTTCCTGGGTTTAGTTTATTGGTATTATTAAAAAATGATACTTCAGCTTTACCATCTAATAATACTAAACCGGTTGTTTTTTTAGGATGGCAATGTAAAGATGTAGAATGAGTATATTTAATATATAGAAACCATAGGGCTACGTGCTCATTTTCATAAGCAAGATATTCATAGCCCCAAGGTTTTTTTACTATTGTTGACTCGTAACTCATTAGATAATAGTTTCCGGATTATAACTTCTTTGTTGATGTGTTTCTACACAAGCTCTCATCCATTCACCCATAAAATCATAATGTGGTGTTGAAATAATATTACCATCTACTACTACGGGACCTCTATTATAGGTAGCTCCTGCATTTTCAATATCAACATCAATTGAATAATATCCTGAAATTGTTCTTCCTTTAAGGATACCAGCTGAAATTAGTAATTGAGCTCCATTACAAATAGAGAAAATAGTTTTATTGGCGGTGTTCCATTCTTGGATAAATTTAAGAACACCTTTTTCTTGTCTTAATTTTTCTAAAGATTTAACTCCTCCAGGAATAAGAATAACTTCGTATTCATTTAGATATCTTCTTCTAATATTTTCATCTTCAAAAATATCTGTGGTAATATCGCAAGGCATGTGACATCCCATATCACCGTAAATTCTACCAACTCTATTAGCCATTAACGTTACATCAAATCCATTTTCTTTTAGTGAATAGTAAGGATAAACTAATTCATGATCTTGGAATCGTTCCCAAGTAATAATAAGTGCTTTTTTCATGTTTGTAATATAATAATTTAATTTATAAAATCCAAATTAATCTCCTAAAATTTTACGTTTTAATTTAATTTTAGTATTATTCAGAATATTTTCAACAGCTTGATCTCCATATTTATTTTTAACTTTTTCTAAAAATTTAGGGTTAGTATGATATTTAATATAAGCTTCATCTCTAAATCTTAAGATTTCTTCTGATGTTAAGGTTTCATTTGGAACGGGGACTGTAGTATATGAATGGAAAGAATAATCTACATAATTTTCGGGTGGTGTATAACCTCTTTCAATAGCATCTTTATAAACTTGACTTCCTGGGAGTGGCATACAACCATACATGTTAGCCATCATTGGGGATAATTCTATTGCTAAATCTAAAGTAGTTTGCATAGATTCTAATGTATCACCTGGAAGTCCAAAAATAAAGTTTCCACCAACATTGATTCCTGCTTCTTCTATTTGGTGAACTACTTTAGCAATATCTACATCTTCAAATTTACCTTTAGAAACTTCCAATCTTACATTTTTATCACCACTTTCAATACCTAAACCTAACCATCCGATACCCGCATCTTTAAGTAATTTTAGTATTCCTGGTCGGCGAACTGTATCTATTCTAGAGTATGCCCACATTCTTAATTTATCTCCATATCCTCTTTCTATTAAACCTTCACACAGCGGAACATAATATTTAGGATTTAATAAAAACATTTCATCTATAATTCGAATATTATAAACTCCTAGTTCTGTTAATTTATCAAATTGTTTTAATACAAATTCAGGAGACCAATATCTCATTAAACTGTAATTACCTGCTACTCCAATAGGATCATTATCATTTCTATTTAAAATATTAATCATACAGAATTCACATCCAAATTGACACCCTAAAGAAGAATTTACAGCAGCATAGGGGGTTCTAAGGGAATGGTTATATTCAGCATGCCACATTGGACTTCTATATAGATCAAATGGTTTTTTATCATACGGAAGTAAATCCCAAGCATATCCCGGAAGGTCTTCGTCCATTTTATTATTAGGAACTAATCTTTCAGGTTGATTTAATACTACTGTTTCTTTTACCCTATATCCAATTCCTTTGATATCTTTAAGATTACTCATAAAGTCATCATATGAAAGTAAATTACGTAAAGCATAAACTCCTTCATTAGTAAAAACAATATCAATGTTTTTTTCTTTTTCTAATGTTTGGAAGGGAAGTGCTTGAACATGAGATCCAATAAAACCAATAGGAGTCTCAATATTATTTTCTTTAATAAAATTAGTTAAACCTACAGCTCCACTCATCATTGTTGTACCAGCATTTACGTTTTGACCATAAACTGCAAAACAAATAAACCTTGGATTTTCTTGTTTGATACGTTCTAAAGATTCTTTATAAGATAAATTTTCAGCTCCTATGTCTAAAATATTTACTTTATATCCTATAGATCGGCAAGATTCAGCTAATAAACAAGCCCATGTAGGTGGTTCAATTCCCGCGTAATCTTTAGCTAAGTCTTGATATATACCAGAAGCATTGCTAGGAGCAATGAATAAAACATCTAAATTTTCTTTCATATTTTTATAAATTTGTAAAGTCTTTGTTTTTGAATTTATTAACTAGTTGGTAACCTTCAATTAATTCTTGAATTCCATCTTCAAGTGTAAATGTAGGTATCCATCCTGCGCTTTCCAACTTATTGTTAGAAACCATATAATTTCTTTGGTCAGAATCTTGTTTAAAGTTATTTTCAACAATAACTAAACCAGGAATGTATTTTTGAATAGTTTGTGCTAATTCAAGTTTTGTACAATTAGCAGATGTTAAACCAACATTAAAGGCATTATTGTTACATTTTTCATAATTCTCAATCATGAATAAAAATGTGTTAGCTATGTCTCTAATGTGTATATAATTGCGAATGAAATGGGATTCAAATAGTACCAAATAACCATCAGTAAGTGCTTTATATACAAAATCATTTACTAATAAATCCATTCTCATTCTATAAGACATACCAAATACTGTAGCTAATCTTAGGGCAATCCCATTACCGGAGTCTAGTACGGATTTTTCCGCGTCACATTTAGTTTCAGCATAAAGAGATAATGGTTTAAATGGAGAATCTTCAGTAATAATTTCTGTAGAAGAACCATATTGGCTGTTAGTATTAGGAATTAATATCATTTGATTTTTGGTAACCCATTTTGTGATGTTATTTACTTGTTCAAAGTTAATCTTTATTGTTAATTCTGGTTGAGCTTTACAAGCTGGCATACCCACAATAGCCGCTAGTGGAATTATCACATCATGTGATTCAACTAATGGACGTAAAATTGAATTATCAGTTACATCTCCTAAAATAAATTTAAAATTCTTATTGAAGCTAAAAGGAGCTATAGATGTTTGTTTATATATTAGATTGTCTAATACTGTTACTTGATATCCTTTTCCTAATAATACTTCTGTTAAAACGGAACCTAAGTAACCGGCTCCTCCTGTTATTAATACTTTTTTCATATTACCAGCTAATTTCCCAATCTTTAAAATCTGCAGCCAAACAATCGATTTTATAATCTTTACGGCCACCTACTACTTCTTGAATACGGTTTTTTGCTACATTACGGATACCATTTAAACCGTGTGTTAATTCTAAATTATTACCATCTTTAATACCTTTACGGTAATTAGATTCATTATGCCAAATATGAAGATTCATTTGGGATAAAACAACAATTGCTCGAATTGTATCTGCTGTTATTTTACCATTTTGTTCATCAAGTAATACTTGGATATCATGAACGATATCAGCAATTTCTTGTGAGTATTCATTTTTGTGTTCTACAATAAACACTTCTTTAAGCTGGGCAATAGACAATCTGTCTACTAATTCGCTAAGGGTTGGTAGGTACTTTCTCATTTTAATTCTCCTATTTCAATTTTAGTATAACGTTCATTTTGATTTTCTTGACGATCAATTGTCTTGTTATGGATAATACTCCATTCTTCAGTAAAAGGTAAGGTTGCAAATGTTTTATAACCTTCAACCATCCCATGCACCTGGTGACCTGACCATTTAATTTCTGAGGTATTTTTATAAACTCGTTTTTGAGCATCAGGCCAATTAACCCAACCTTGTTCATTTACATTCCATCCCCATTTTTGGATATGTTCCTGAGTTAATCCTTCAACTAAATTTTTACGAGGTGTAATTAATAAGTCTATAGGATTATCTTCTAAAATTGATTTTAGATTTTCTACCAAAAAACTTTCAGGAATTTCATCGGCATCAATCTGGAATATATAATCTCCAGTACATTTGCTATTCATAAAGTTTTTGTTTTCTAGGAAATTTTGTTGAAAATTAAAAGGATGAGAAGTTGCTTCTTCTTTATAATCTTCTATAACCTTTAATACTTCAGGAGTAACTCTATTTTGATCGTATACTACTACAATTTCATCTTCACTATCAATTCTTTTAAATAAATATTCAATTAAATTTTTTAATTCTTCGTGTTCGTTACACACGGTTAATCCATAACTTATTTTCATAATAATATAATTTATTCAGGTAATACGTTAATATACGAAAGAGCATCTATATAATCACGCTTAGGAAACATTTTTAATGTAGTCATATCCATTCTCCATTCATAATATTCATCTGGTTTTCCTAGGATTGGGTATTTTGTTTTTTCTTCTTCTAAAACAGGAACAGCTTTTACAGAAGCCCATCCCCAATCTTCTTTAGAAGGTCCATTTGCAAATATCATTCCTTGTTGGGGTAAATTTACTGAGGATGCCATCCATATTTTTCCCTCTTTATCAGCATAAAATAAATCTTTATAAAGTTCAGGAAGAATTTTTGATTGTTCTTCAAAAAATGGTTCTCCTTTTTTCATTAATGAATTAGTTTGAAAACCACACCCATAACAAAAATAGGTTTTTATATCTTGATTCACTTCTTCTACATAACACGCATCTGAATCACAATGGGCGCAATTAATTAAATTATCCATTTATTATTTCTTTTTTAGGGAATTCGATTTTTTTAATAGTTGGGAGTTTTAATGCAAATTCTTTTGGGAATTCAGGAATGGATGTATCTAAAATATTACATAATTTTTCTTTCATTTTATCCCAACTAAATTCTGTTTTGCTTTTAAAAGATTGACGTTTAGCTTTATCTGTATAATTTTTGTAATTTTCAAATACATCTTTTAAAAAATGTCCTATCTGGCCATGATCAGCAGAAAACCATTGAGATTCAGGTAATAACCATTGGTTGGCCGCACTTTGATGAACATTAGTTAATTGACCACCAATTAAACTAGTAAATTCGGGGTTAAGGAAATCTATATGACCTGACCAAGCTGTAGTAATTAATGGTTTTTTAGTTAAAGTAAATTCAAGTAATGGTCTACCAAATCCTTCACCTTTAGTTAAATTAACCATAGCTTTTACTTTAGAATTATTATATAATTCATTTATTTCTTCATCCGTAAAATCCCCATGGAGTAAATAAACATTTGGTAAGTTTGTAGAATTAACTGTTTTTTTAATCGCTTTAATTTTCTTTAAAATTTCTTCTCTATCTACATAAGATGAACCTACTTGAGAAGTTTTAAGAATTAATGCTGGTTTTTTAGATTTATTTTTAAAAGTTTCATAAAATGCTTTAATTAATAAACCTACATTTTTTCTATCTTCTCCTAAGTCTCCATTAATCCAATGTCCTAAAAATAAATAAGCGAAATCTTCCTTGATATAACTTAAATCAATATTCTTATTAATATTTTTTTCTAATATTTTATATACATCTGTATTAACACCTTCAAATAATACTTCAATTGGTTTTTCTAGTTTAATAGTCCCTTCTAAAGCATTAGTTTGTTTATTTCTTTTTTCAAACTGAGATTGATAAAAAACGTTTTTAGAATGTTCTGAGGATACAATATTAAGATTCATTCTGTTACATCCTTCAATCCAGTCTGCTGGGGCTATAGTTGTTTCTATACCTGCTGTAAACCCAATATTATATTTTCCAACAGGTTGGAACTCACTAGGGATAGTTACTTGAGCCCAAATTTCAGGCTGTTTAGGTATTTGATTATTTGGGAGAACTAAATCTAATAAAGATGTCCACTCTAGGTTGTCTTGGCAAAACCCAAATGGGGTAGAACCCCATCGCTGGGATAATAATCTTACAGTATATTTATCTGTTTTAATAATGGCTTTAATCAAATCTCTTGAACGAGCACCGTAGCCACTGTAGGTGTCAAAAGGGGAACTTATAATAAATAGTGGTTTCATATTAATATAACAAATTATGGTTTATAACTTTATCTTTTACTTCATTAACATTGATCAATTCATATTTTTCTCTTGGTTTCCAAGTTTTAAATAATGTATCAAAGGCTTCAATAACTCTTTGACCTTGAAGAGGTGATGTAAGTCCCGCTTCATTTAAGGCCCATTCTCTACCTTTTAAACCTTTAGCTTTTCTTTCTTTTTTATCTAAAGAATAAACAGCTAATATTTGTTCAGCAGCATCTTCGGGACGACATCTATCATCCCATATATAAGGGGTTTGAGGAGAACCTTGAATAGATCGATTATTTGGGAAAACTGGGAAGGCCCATTCTCCACATTTTTTATATTTTCCAGTATTATTAGAAGGAATTTCGGGGGATGGAGTAAACCAATTACCTTCTTCATCTTCAAATTTCATTTGATCTTGCATTCCCCCTGTTACATTAGCAATAATTGGATTTCCAACTAATATTGCTTCAGTTAATGATAATCCCCATCCTTCATTAGATGTTAATAAAATTTGAGCATCAGATGAATTATATAAAAAATTCATTTCTGTTGAATTCATTGTTTTATTAGTAAAAATAACATTGTATTGATCTTCACTTAAAAATAATTCTTCAATAGCTTTAAGGTCTGTTCCATGATCTGATACTAATTCAGTATGAAGTACAAGAGCACATTTTTTAGCTTTTTCTATTGGAAGTTTATCAATAAAATATTTATAAGCTAACATTGTATCCGGAATTTGTTTTCTTCTAATGTTTCTTGAATTAAAAAATAATACAAAATCAAATTCTTTTCCTCCAAATAAGTTATTTTTAAACTCTGTAAATTGAGGATATTGTTCGTGATTTTGGGAGATAGGGAAATATATTTTTTCACTTAAACCATGAGGAACATATCTAATTATTTTATCTTTTGTTTTATCTCCTAAAACAAGTTTATTAATATTAACAGTTTGTTTACTAATTCCCATCAATAAATCACATGATTCATAAAATGCTTTATTATAATGAGGTGCAGGATAATCATCCCAAATATTTAAATAGGTAATAGGAATATTTTTTCTAATTTCATTTTCCATTGAAAATAACCAAACAAAATAACGAGGGTCTGTAACTAACATTATAGCGTCCGGTTTTTCAATTTGGATAAGTTGACGTAACATATCAGGTCCACCATATTCATTTGCCGGGTAAATTACAACTGATGAATCGGTTATACCTTTAGTTTCATTAGTTGATTGAGATAGATCTAAACGTTTTCCTACTTCGGGATGATTGATAGAACCACCAATATTTACCCAATTGAAATGTTGGCACGTATGTATTACTATTTCTCGTGCTACTGTTGCTACTCCCGAATGAACTCGGATATCATCGCAAATTAAAAGGATTTTTTTCCTCTTCTCCGGAGGAAGGTATGCAAAACTATTATTCATTGTAACTTTAATTTAATTGTTAATTATTAATTTCTAGATTATTATGGTTGTGAATTTTTTTTCTAAATTCTTCATCGGTAAGATACAAATGAATTGTTCGATCGGCAAGCTTTTGTAGTGAAAATTTATATCTTACACAAGAAATTTTAAAATTATCAAATAACTCACTTTGTACTTTAACCGAAGTTAGGGTCATGTCTTTTTTACTCATAGATTTAATTTTTAATTGTTTTTTGATATAAATATATCAGGATTCTTCAAGGTTAATCCTTTATTACATAGTTCTTCATTATCTTTAAAAACACAAAATCTACAATTAAAGGCAGAAGGATTTGGGAGATGGTTTACAGTATTATGAGTCCCATTATCGTTAAATGCTTCATTTATAAATTTATTAATTGCATTATATGCTTTACTTAATTTAACTTTACCAGATGCTGGTTTAAATTCTTGAATTCTTGATGTGGGGAAATCCGATTGTTCCCAAACTTTACGTTTTACAATAAAAAATTCAATTTCAATATCGTCCAAGGAAATATTAAATTGTTGAGCAAAGTACTTTTTGTACAAAATAAGTTGAAATTGTTTTATTTCATCTGTTTTAGTTTTAGCATCCCAACCTCTAGTAGAGGTTTTAATATCTAAAATTTTAAATTTATTAGTAGCTTCATGATATAAAACTACATCTAAATAACCTTTATATAATATATTATTATATTGTGGGTTTGGTTGGACAATTAAAGGTAATTCACAACCTACTAAATACCATCCTTTTTTTCCAAAATATTTTCCTCTTTTTTTCTTTAAAAAATTTATTATTTCAATTCCATCTGTAAAGAATTCATTCATTTCTTCGGGAGTACTAAAATGAATATTTTTATTTGATTTATAATCTTTTAAATATGTTTCTCTAAAACGTTCTTCAAAATATTCTCCTAAATTAATTCGATCAGCTTCAGCACCACTTATCTCATATATAGTTGTTATATAATGCTGTAAAGTTTCGTGCAACGCAGTCCCAAAGGTCATATGAATTGATGATTCAGACGTGTATTTGCCGTCTCTATACTGTAAACTCCATTTATGAGGGCACGAAGCAAATACGGAAAACTGACTGTAGGAAATAGCTTTTTGAAAAGCGTGATTTATTTCTCGTAGTGGTTGATTCTTTATTTGTTTTAGAATTTGAGGTATTTTTCTTTTTTTAGTCAAAACTTTTTATATAACTTTTTATTTTTTCCATTTACCTTTCATTACTAACTGGGCTATAATGCTGTAATTGGCAATATCAATAAAACTATCAATCATTGGCTCATCTTGAACATAGTTACGACCCTTGCGTTTTAACATGTTTTTTAAGCGATTTATCTTGTCATTACAGCGCAACCAAATACCAGTCAACGAAAGATTAATATCCTCAGGATCCTCAAGTGTAGACCCTAAAGTAATATTTGCTAAACCATAATCCATCATTTTTCGAGCAAATAATTCATATTGTTCTTGTTGATTTTCTCTAAAAGATTCAGCTAAAGTTGGATACATTTTTTCAAAATCTGAGATAGCTTTTTCAGTTCCTGTTGGGTTATAACCTTGGTTTTCAGTAATCATAACTTAGCTTTTTTAATTAATTTATCTGTTTCTTTTTCATTAATTCCCATTTCCCAAAGAATACCTCTAACTCCAGATTCTCGTATAATATCAATATATTCTTCTGCTTCTCCAAAGCTACATTGATAATATTCGGAAACATATTTTAATAAATCATCATATGTATTTTTACTTTGTTTTTTTACATATTTAAGAAACATTTTTTTCTTTGGTAACATGGTTTTGTATATATTATATATTTTTTCTTTTTCATTGATTGGAAGTTTTTGTGCAACATTCGCGATATCAACATATTTAGAATACATACTAACATATCTGTGGATCATATACGGATTAAATGATTCTTTTTGATCTTCTGTAAAAGTTGACCAATCTCTTTTATTAAAAGTTATTTCATTTAAAAAATCAAATAGAGTCATCTGGGTTTTCAAATTCGTCACGTAATTCTTTAGGCAATAATTCTACTAATATTTTTCCTGTTTTTACATCAAAAAATACGGGAACTGGAACTATTCCATCTTCTTGAGTTCCTGTTACAAATTTAGATACTCTACGTAAAATTACTCCTTCTTGGAATACTTGATTACCCTCAGGTGATGTGATTGGTGTTGTGTTTTTAATGTCAATGTTGACATTCATTTGTGGTTTTTGGTTCATATTTATTTTATTATTTATTTATTTTAATTCAATTAACCTAGCAATTAAAGCCATACAGTTAATTTCTTTATCTAGTCTGAAGTTCGATTGGTACGTATATTCGTTAGTATAGATTGCCACCATTCCTTCATTCCCAGGTACATAAACAGAAGCGTTATCATACAAGAAACGATACAGCTCCTCAAAATCATGGATATTTGCGTTTGCAATAATTTGACGTATTTCATTAAAATTTGGTTTTGGGTTAGATAATTCTTTAACTACTTGGATCATGTAATTTGAAGATACAATTACTGATTTATCAATTTTAAGCTCTCCATCTTTATTTGATAATTGAGCTGTGTTTAACATTTTGCGTAAATCGGGATAAAATTGGTTTACTAAAAGTTTAATATCTTCTATGGTATGTAGTACTTCTTCTTTTTCTAAAATACCTGATATATGTTTAGCAATGTCTTGTTTTGAAGGAGGAACAATTTTTAATACTTGACAACGTGATTGAAGAGGATCAATAATTCTTTCAACATAGTTACAAGTTAAAATAAAACGAGTTGTACGTGAATAGGTTTCAATTACATTTCGAAGAGCTGCTTGTCCTTGAATAGTAAGGAAATCAGCCTCATCTAAGATAATAACTTTAAGCGGCTTAAAAGAAGCAGTGGATGCGAAACCTTGTACCTTATCTCTAATAGTCTCAATACCACGTTCATCGGAAGCATTAATATTAAGATAATCGCAATCAAGATTACTAACAATAAGTTTAGCAAGAGTAGTTTTACCACAACCTGCGGGGCCATAGAATAACATATTGATAATATCATTTTGTTGTAAAAATTTATTTATAGTATTTTTTAATGTTTCATTACCTACAAAAGTAGATAAATCTTGAGGTCTATATTTTTCAACCCACAATGAATTATGTTTTTTACTCATTATTCTCCGTATAAATTAAAGGTTTTAGGCTTAGGTTTTATAATTTCAACTTCTTCTGTTGTAATAATGTACAAATTTCCTTTTAAGGGTTCAAGTCTAAATGCACTAGGTTTTATAGTTGTATTCATATAAAAAGCATTTAAAGCATCTGTAAGAGTAGGTTGAACTTCCTCAATTCCTGATACTTGCCATTGATCTCCAGGAGGTACACGTTCTGCTATAAGGATATTTTTTTCAATTTCTTGTTTCATAACTTAATTTGTTCTTTAAAGTGAGGTAATAAATCTTCATAAGCGTAATTATGAAGTGTCCCCTGGATTTCTAACCCAACCCAAATATGGTTTTTAGGTTGGGCAGGAGTTGGCATAAAATTTATTGTATTAATAGTATATGTTTTATCATTTAATACAATTTTTTTACCTATTAAATTCACTGTATCTCTCATATGTTTTATTTCTAAAACATTCCATTCATACCCCCAAATCCAGGATCATTTTCTTTATTTTCTTCCGGTTTATCAACTACTACTGCTTCTGTTAATAAAATAGTACCTGCTACTGAAGCTGCATTTTCAAGAGCTGTGCGAGTTACTTTAGCTGGATCAATAATACCTTCTTCATTCATATTAACATATTTATCTGTTAATAAATTATAACCAATCCAGTAATCTGAGGTACTAATATGGTTCATAGCTTGGTAGATATGTTCTTGATCAAATCCAGCATTAGTAAGGATTTTTTTAAATGGAGAGGCACATGCTTTATACACAATGCTAGCACCTATAGTATTTTGTGTTATATGTTCTCGAGCATGTAATAATGCTGCTCCTCCTCCAGGTACAATACCTTCTTCAAGAGCTGCTTTTGTTGCTTGTAAAGCATCATCAACTCTATCTTTTTTCTCTCGAATTTCTGATTCGGTAAATCCACCAACGTGTACAATAGCTACACCTCCAATAAATTTAGCTAAACGTTCTTGAAGCTTTTCTTTTTCATATGGAGTAATTGATTTTTCAATTTGAGTTTGTAATTCTTCAATTCGAGCGGTGATTTTATCTGTATCTCCTTTACCATCAACAATAGTTGTACTATCTTTATTGACTGTTACTACTCGAGCTTCACCAAACCAATCCCAACTAAATTTATCAAGTTTCATTCCTTTTTCAGGGCTAAATACTTGTCCACCTGTTAAAATAGCAATATCTTCTAAAATTAGTTTACGACGATCTCCAAAATCTGGAGCTTTAACAACAACTACTTTTAAAATTCCTCTTGCTTTATTTACAATTAAAGTAGCAAGAGCTTCACCTTCAATATCTTCAGCAATAATCAATAATGATTTATTTTGATTTGATACTGCTTCTAAAATAGGTAATAATTCTTTTACTTGAGTGAATTTTTTATCTGCAATTAAAATTAATGTATCTTGGATATTTGTACTCATTGAGTTATTATCTGTAACAAAATAAGGGGATTTATATCCACGATCGAATTGCATTCCTTCTACAGTTTCAAGATATGTTTCACCATTTTTAGATTCTTCAATAAACACAACACCTTCACGTCCTACTTTTTGCATTGCTGTTGCTATTAATTCCCCTACTTCAGGATCATTATTTGCGGATATAGTTGCAATTTGTTTAAGTTGATCTTCACTTGATATATCTTCTTTAATTTTTGTTCTTAGTGTATCTAATACTTCTTTAACAGCAAAATCAATTTCACGTTTAAGTTGAACTGAATTTCTATCATTACTTAATTCCTTAAGTCCTTGTAATACAATTTCTTGGGCTAATAAAGTAGATGTTGTTGTACCATCCCCAGCATTATCTGCTGTTTTAATAGCTGCTTGTTTTACTAATTGTACACCTAATTCTTCAATTGGATCTTCTAAAGTAATTGATTTAGCTACAGTAACACCATCTTTAGTACTTTGAGGAATACCACCATTAGCAATTACTACATTACGTCCATTAGGACCTAAAGTTGAAGTTACTGCATTAGCTAATTTATCAATACCTGCTGATAATTTTTTACGGGCATCTGGCCCGAATTCAATAATTTTACTCATGGTTTATTTTTAATTGTTATTATTTATTTTACCTAGAACTTGATTTTCTGGGCCTATCCAGTATTCTTCTCCTTCAAATTCTACCTTACTAAATCCCATTGTAGGGAGTATTACTATATCTCCAACTTTAAGAACTGTTTCTATCCAGACCCCAGTTACCGAAAAGTAACCTTCACCAACTGTTATTACTTCAGCTAGTTTATTTTTTTCACTCCCTAAATCCGGGACGATTATTCCACCATAAGTGGTTTCTTCCGTTTCGATTGGTTTTACGATAACGGCATTGTAAATTGCTTCTAATTTCATATTCCTAATGATTCTAATAAAGTTTCCATTGCTTGTTTGTTAATTTCCCATTCCTGAATGTAAGATTTAATACTGTCGTATTCTTTCTTATGGTCAAGTTTTACTTTGGCAATGCAATTCAAAGCATGGGAAAGTTTTGTGTAATGTCCGAGAGCTTTTTGATAATCTTTCCCTTTACTACCCTTTTCTAAATTTTTAGGATCAGGGGTTACAATTTCGTATACTGTGTAACAGTATTCGTCTTTGGAGAGATAAAATGGTTCAAGAACCGGATCTTTAATAATTGTATAACTCATAGTTTTTTTATTTTATAACGTGAATATACGAAATATTCTTAATTAATCCAAGCTTTAGGGAGCTTTTTAATTACTTAATTGTAAGGATTTTTGGTTTTGATTCTTCAGAAAAGGGAATGGAAATCTTAAGAAGACCATTTTCCATTTCTGCTAAAGCTAGAGCAAGGTTAAATTTATTTGCAACTTTATATCCTAAACTAAAAGAACGTCTAGCAATTCCTTTATGAATATAATTGCAATTATTCACTTCACAACATTTTTCATCGTTATCTTTATTATAACGAATATTAAAAATATCCCCTTCGATTTGAATTTCAATATCTTTTTTAGTAAGACCCGTACAGGCTATTTCAAAATGAAGACCTTCAGGGTTTTCGTAGATATCTACAGGGTGGGAATATTTGGCTTGATTGGCGGGTTGGAAATCTAATTCCGACTTAAAAAAGTCTTTAACTAATAAATCAAATGGTGAGAAATAATTTTCTCTAAATAGTGTACTCATATCACATTAAAATTGTGCTGTCCTAGGATCAGCGGGTTAAACATTTACAAAACTTGCTCCCTAAAGTCATGGTTTTGTCTTATATAAATATATTATTAGATTTCTTTTGACACAAGATAATAAGTGCTTTTAAAATTTTCATTTTTGAATTCTAATTTCATAATACCTTCTAAATTAATACTAATAGTTCCATTAGCCATATCTTTATTACAATACATAATTTCCCTAATCATATTTGAATTGTAATGTTCTTTAAAATCATCTGGGAGGTTAGAATATGTTGCTTGAGGGATATAAAAAGATACTTTATTAGCATGTTCTATATTACCCCCAAATTGCATTTCAATTTGAAATTCATTATCTGCATTTTCAAAGGGTTTAATAACTACTGTTTCACTTTCAGCAAGCGCTGATTTAGCTCTAACAATAGCATTAATACTTTCATTATCTAAAGGAGCTTCAATATTCCAATCTCCAATATCTCCTAATTCACCTGCTTTAGGTATAATCATTGTATCTGCTAAAGCATAATTTAAAGTAAATTGATTATCAGCTATAATAAGTTTTGTAATAAATTTATTTATTTTTTCATATTTTAATTCTAAATAACCATTTGTAATTGCAATTAATTTATTTAATTGAGTTGTATTACTAATAGCAATTGTTGAATCTTCAAGAGGCATACCTATAAATTCAACTTTACCAATCATATCTTTTGTTGGTGCATTAAATTTAATAGTTATAACTTTATCTTTAATATCCCATTTAACAGGTTCAACAAGCCCATTAAGATAATATTTTGAAATTACTGAGGAAAGATCTAGTTTATTAATCATGTTTTTTAGTTAAATATAAAAAATTTATTTATCTTTTTGTTAAATATTGGATAACCCCAACCTAAATCTAGGTAAATACTTTCAAGTTTATTTTTCATTACTGAATCAAATAATCCATCTCTGTCAATATATTTTTCAATAAATTCCATAATTTCAGGGGGATCACTATGTCCATTAAATCCAATCACATCTATACGATACGGATTTTCTTTCAGGTATCCAATATACATTTTATCTCCTATTTGAAATGTGGGGTGTTTTTTATCTAATCCTTTAAATCGTAGCAAGTCATTGTAGTATATTGCTGCTTTTGTATTAATAGGACATTTTAAACCAAGTTTTGAAAATATTTCTCCAGATGTAGGGCCTGAAGCTATATATTCTTTCATTTTTTTTAATCCTGTAGGTTTTAGGATTTGCTCCCAACCTACGGTTCTAAGTGATTCTCTAAATTCAAGTACTTGAGTATCAATATTTGGTTTTTTAGTACCAAACATAATTTGATTTAAAATATGTTCTCCAAATTTTCTAAATAATGGAGGAAAATTTGATTTCATTAAATCTAAACCTTTCATATCTAATTCATCAGTTGTTACACCTTCTTTGTTTACAATGTGGATAGCATATCTGCGTTTACCTGCAAAATAACCTCTATCTAATACAACTTCTTGTTTTAATTCAAAATAATGAGGTTCATTAATCTTAATATTAAATGCTTCTCGACAAAAATCACCTATAAATTTATTAGCCATATCCTGTAATTCTGTAGCTATTTCTAGGATTTTAGGTATAACTTCATCTTTATTATTTAGATCTAAATCCGGGTTTCTATGGAGTAGTAAATCAGAACATTGAATAAACAAACTATCTGTGTCACTAGTAATAATTGAATCCTTATCAATATTCATTTCTTTATTTAGATACGAATTCATATTTTTTATACTTTCTTGTAGAAGCCTTTGGCCTGTTAAGGTAATAGCTTTACTAATAAATTTATGTCCATCCGTGTATCTCCAACTATTAATAGCAAATACACCATATACATCATTTAATTTAATTTTATAAGCATGTTGTCGTTTATTGTAAAACTCACCCATAATAGGGTCATTATCGACTTTATATGCTTTTTTCATTAACGCTTTATATTCCTGGCGTTTAGCAAACCAGTCAGCTAAAATTTCACAAACAACACTTGATTTATCTTTACGGAATATTACTCCGGGGGCAGAAATAAGCAAATCACCTTCTTCAATAAGTTCAATTAAATGAGATACTTTAATTTCAGAACGAATTAATTTTCTATCTTTTTTTACCTTTTCAATTTCAACTATTTTATTAGGATCCATTTTCTTAAGTTCCCTTAATGACCATTGATTATCGAATTTACCTGTGTTAACAACGCGTCCAACTAATGTTTCAATGCCCATATTGAGTGAACGGATAATTGACGGGTATAACGAAGTAAAGTCAAGATCAATAACCCATTCATATAATCCAGGTACAGGATCTTTTAAATAACCTCCAGCATATTCTTCTTTAATTTCTCTTAATCCAGGATTATATGTTGTTGGTTTATTAGGTGAAACTATACCTTTACGTTTTAAATAAGTTAAAATAGCTCCATCATTTAATACTGTTGAATAGTAAATAGTTTCGTAAGGTGTATGACATAAGTGACAAATTGTAACTGATAGTTCAATAAACTTAAGTGATTTTTCTAATTCAACAATAATTTCAACATCTCGAATATTATATTCAATAAATTTATCTATGTCTTCTTTAAATAATTTATCAAGTGAACCTTGATAATCAATTTTACCTAATTTAACATATTTTTCCCCAATTGTACCTAGAGCATAACTTGATTCCTGTTTAGTAATAAACTTTTTAAATAAGTTCATATAATCTAAATGATTAAGACCTGCTATATTTACATGTTCGGCTAAACCATTTTTTGTTTGAACGATTTGGGTTTTAACTTTTTGAATTGGAGATAAATAATTAGCTATATCCTCACTTATTACTTTACTAATACGATGATATAAATAAGGTATATCAAAAAATTCACTATTCCATCCTGAAATTATTGTTGGGTCAAGGTTAATCCATAAATCAATAAAACCACTAAGTAATTCTTTTTCTGTTTTATAGGGAATAACTTCTTTACTTTCGGATTTAGCTTCATTCATTAATTGCTTTTCATCTAAAATTAAACAATAGTATTTTTTACTATTATTATCATATAAAGCAATAGATGTAATTTTACCTTTTGGATTTTTAATATTTTCAGGAGTAAGGGCTCCAACAATTTCACACTCAATATCTAAATAAACTAAATTATGATATGAGGGGGATTCATCTGATTCGTGATAAAAATCAACTAGTAAACGAGTATTTTTATCTACATCTTTTTCAAAATATTTTGGATCTTTGTAATTATCCATTTTTTTAATAGGAACTACTCTAGTTCCATCAAGAGTTTCTATTTCACCATCTTCGTGAGCAACATAATAAGTTGGAGAGTATTTAAATACTTTCCAACCTTTTTTATCATCTCTTAAATAATACTGATATTCTTCTCTATCGTAATAAACGGATTGATACATAAACTTTATTTGGTATGAAGATACAAAAAAGCCTGCCGGTAGACAAGCTTTTCTATAGAAGATTTGTTTAAAATTTACCTAAGATGTGGGCTAGTGTAAGGTGGTTCACCTATTCCAAATTTTTTTAAAACATCTAGCATATTTGCATTATCTCCCGCATTTGGGATAAATACTGAGTACTCTCCAGTATGTGGATTTTCTCCAAATTTTATTTTTTTCGGGTTAACAAAAAACTTTTTCTTTGCTGCTAGTGCTATCTGTTCCTGCTCTTTCTTGTCTAGTTCTCTATCAATTGCAATATAAAGACCATCTTCCATATCGCCATAATATCTATCTGCTTCTTCCATTTTTTCTTTATTTGGGTCTTCACCAAAACTATCTCCTTTAACTGCAGCCGCAAGCTCTCCATAAATCGAAGCAATAACAGAATCGGTAGCTTGACTATGTGTACTATCCCACCAAGCATCATCAAATTTAAAGCCAGGTTTAGGTCTTTCTCCTCCATTTGTATTAGGATCTAGCGAGTTATAAACAACAAATTTTACATTGTTTATTCGTCGTTCTATATCAGCGGGATTTTTAATTTTAGCAATAGCAGCCTCCATAGCCCTTCTTACCTCATCAACAGCTACATTTTCATTTAACTTTACTTTATATTGACCTTCGGTAATAATACCTGCCAACATTTGCATTCTTAATTTATCTTGTGCCATTTTTATATTTAATTATTATCCTGCAGTCCATTTTACATCATTCCAACCTAAAGCAACTCCTTCTGAATCATCGCTATAA